TGTGTGCTAATAGCTCATCTAGCTCAGTAAGGATACTACGTGTACGCTTTTGCAAGGTCTTGCTCCGTTTGTATTATTTATTAAAGATATCTAGAATAGAAGTTTGCTACTTCCGGAAAGGTTTTTTTCCAATCTTGATTTCTTATTTTATCAAACTTTTCAACTTCTGCAATCATTTCTTTAATTTTTTGAGGAGTTTCCTGCCAATTTGGAGATAATAAATTTGTCATATTTTTTGATATCAATGCATTATAATACTCTTGGGTTATGTTATTAATATCAAGAGTTTTATGCATAACTAATTGTTTAGCATAGTTAGTTATGTCTCCCAATCTATTACTATTAAAATTAGAATTAACCCAAGATAAAACGTCATCGTGATAGAATAGATTTAAATTACATGCTGTTTCCTGTATCACAAACATAACATTAACTGGCAATTTTTCTCGCATTTGTAAAATATTGTCAGTTACCTGATTCCAGTCACCCGGCCATCTAAGATAGTTAAATTTGTCGCCTACTCCATCTAAACTTATTATAAATTTAACTAAATGAAACTTTTCAATAAGATCATAATATTTTTCATCTATTAGTTGGGTGCCGTTTGTTTGAAATCCTAAAGTTAATTTTTCATTAGCATTAGGAATTAAGTCAGCTAATATTTTAGTTGTTTCCCAATAGGTATTACCCATTAAAGTTTCGCCACCGCAATATTGCACCATTTCCAAATTACTTAAATCTAAAGATTTAAGAACTTTAATAATATCATCCATCCTGGATTTAGTTGGATAACTACCAAAAGATATATTATTTTCTTTAAGATGCTTTTGCCAAAATGTGCTAGAGCTCGGGCCGCATATTCTACAAGCAAGATTACAACTTAAATCAAATAATAAATCTATACGTTGCGGGCCTGAAAGATTTGTTTTAACTCCAAATTTATCAAGCATACCCAATCTAAAACTAGGATTATTTGCAAATTCCAATCTCTCACACTCCCAACAATCTTTATTCCAACTGTTGGTATTATTTAATTTTCTTAAATCGACTAATTCTTGATTATTCCATATATTTTCCAATGAATTATCGATTATTAGATTTGTTGTACTAAGACAACATTGATTAAATCCTATCTGGCCGTCAGAATCTTTAAGATTTATATTGAGGCCGCCGTGTATCATTGGACAATGAATATTTTTTTGTTCATTCATTACTGGTCACTATTCTTTAGACTAGCAAGCATACCTTTAAGTTTGCTACTATCAACTGTAGCGTTAATTTTTGGCATATTTGTAATTTCACCCGTTTCTTTATTAACTGTTGATGTTGATTTGATGTTGTTTAGAACATTGTTAATATTGCGACTAGCACCATTGCTATCGCCTGTGGTTTCTTCACCTTCATCTGTAATGCGCATAGTTTCAATATTATAAGTTAAATCTACTTTATGTCCTACACCAGTCGAACTACGCGACTTCATACATTGCAGTTGATAACGCCCACGTTCTTTCATAGCACGACTTGTAAAGATACCAAACACGTTATCTGCTGTATTGATCTTAGATATACCACCAGCAATATGACTATGGTCGAATTCAATTTCTTCAACGGCACTACGATTTAGTTGCGATGCAGTTACCAATAATACGTTAAGTTCTTTAGCCAAGTTACGCAGTTCTTCTGCTACGTATTTGTCTTTGATAAACTGGTCATTGGGATTAACTTTAATCGACACAGGCATTACTAAATCTAAGTAATCCACCATAACAAAGTCAATCTTAATACCAGTTTGTATTTGTACTTCTTTTAAGTAACTACGTATGTCGTTTACATTACTCTGTGCTGGGAATCCTTTAACACGATACTGTCCAGACTTCTTACCTACCATCTTAACTTTAAGTTCAGTTGTGTCAATATCCTTACGAATATCTTTGGTACTCATGCCAGTAAGCATAGCATCTGTACGCAGACTACATAGTTCTTCACTCAATTCTAATGTTACGTACACACCACTTAGTCCAGCTTGAAGCCAACTAAGTGCAATGTTCATCATAACTAAGGATTTACCTGAACCAGATCCACCTGCAAAGATATTAAGTTCGCCACGACTGAAGCCGCCATACAATATCTTATCCATCTGTGGCCAACCAGTGCTTACTTGTCCACCACTGTTAAAATATCTGTCAATACGAGCACGTGGATCTTCAAAGTATTCTATACCCATGTCTTTGGTTAAACTTATCTGCACTGCATCTTTAATTAATTTTTCTACAGGGTCATACTCGCCCTTTTCTAACATATCAGCTGCCGCAAGAATTGCACGTTCAAGTTCATTACGTTTAGTAAAGCCCTCAAACTCTGTCATAAACCAACTGTAGTGATCTTCTGTTAAGTCAGGTACATTTTTAAGTGTAACTGTAGTCACTGCCTGTACTTGATCAATAGTAGGTAGTGTTCTATATTCGTCACTGTGCTGTTTAATAAATTTAGCGGCTTCACGTAAACTTCTATCAAAGTTTTCGGGATTGTAGATGTTCTGCACCCGCACATAACTCTGCGGGTCTTGTAACATCATTTCTAAAAATAACCTTTGTAGGTCTGCTGAATATTCTTTAGACATAATTTATATTTTATATTTTTCACAAATAAGTGCAAACACATCGTTATTCTTTGTTATTGCAGGTAAACATTCTATTTTCTTTACCGTATGTGATTTGTAGTCTACATTAGGTAATGTACAGAATGAAGAAAATGCCGAGTCAATGACATTATCTAAAAAATCAGAAGCATCATGATTTTGATAGTGCCACCACGATGTTTGTTCTCCTATCATAAATGGTACTAATCCTGTATTACGCATCATCATTTCGTTAATTGATTGATCAACTCCCGGCCAAGCATAATCATCAATCATTAATATTCCAGTTTTTTCCAACATTGGTATTACTTTAATAATATCATTAAATGCTTGCGGATAAGAATGATCTCCGTCTATTAGAATGAAGTCGTAAGTTTGGTCGCTGACAAAATCTTTACTATTAGTTGTGATCAAACTTAAAATTTTATGCAAGGAATCATTACTGTAATATTTGTTAAATAATTTATTGCGAAAATTTACGTCTATTGCGGTCAGTCTACTACCGTGCGGTGCTGCTTCTATCATTGATCCAAAACTTAATCCTTCATAGAATCCTATTTCTAAAATTTTATTGCATTTAAAATATGCAATTAAGTAATAGAGTGCGAGTAAATCAACATTTACTCGCATAGGAGTATATTCATTGATATGTTTTAAAATCTTAGTTTGGTGGAAATTATACATAGTATTAATTATATAGCCTTTTTCTTAATATCTCAATTTTTAATTTGCTCGATTCTTTACTATCAATAATAGTCTTAAGTACAAATAGCTTACCATATTTAACCACTGCGTCACTGATGTCTTTACAGTCAGTGTCTTCTTGCCATACTGGGAAACTTACACTCCATCCATACTTAATAGCCGCATCTACAAGTTTAGCACCACTCTTGTCTGCATCTGCAACCACAATAACTTCACGACCCAATGCATCAATGATGTCTGCTTGCTGTTCTGCTACTTCATTGCCCAGTACTGCTACACCATCTATAGCCATAGCATCAAATGGTCCTTCACAGACAATAACAAACTTCCAATCACGTTGCTGATTGTTAGTGTTGAACACGAAGTTGGGTTCATAGTGACTGTAATACTTTGGCTTAATCTCATCTACAAATGTACGGGCTGTATAGCCAATAGTCCGACCTTCCCAAATCATTGGAATGATCACACGACGATCTAACTTATGTTCTGCACTGTCAGTCCAGTAAAATTCATACTTGGTTGTATCAACTTTACGCTGTTTAATATAGTCAACTGCTGAATTTAACAAGGGCGGAACATTATTAAAGTCATCTAATATGTGATGTGTAAGTAGCTGTTGAAAACTAAGCGCATCTTTGGGTAGTTCACGAACCTTAAACTCAATCTTTTCTTCTGGTTCGTCTTTAACCTGCTCTGGTGCTACTAGGTCTTTGATACGAATAGCTTCAATTACCAATCGTTTAACATCGCTATCACCTGCACCCATCCAGGATAATAGTTTACGAAACTTAAATGTTAAATGTCTACCCGGTTGATACGATGCTTTGAAGTTACAGTTAAAACAGTGATATGACACGCTACCATCTGCGTTAGCAGTTAAGCCACCACGACCTCTAGTATCTGCTGAGTCACCGTTGTGTATACAGCAAGGTGCATTAAAGCTAATCCAACCGCTAGGAGTTGTTTTACGCTTTGCAGGCAGGATACTTTTAATAAAGTCAGAGATGATATTCAGCATATACTATATTATATGCTAGTTGTTACTGCGAGTCAAGTATTTTGATTAATAAACGTTTGAGATAACTTGCATTTGTCCAACCGCACCCCAATTGTCATCAGTGTATGCAGGTAGTGTTAAGTTACCCACTGCTGTCCCAGTGTAGCTCACTGTGTAATTGTAGTATTCTTGTATTAGGTTCGCAACGTTTGCTTGGTCCAATGTAACCGTGCCAACCGCAGTAGTTACATTTGAAATATTAGCAGTAGTCGACCATACCGTTACATTGCTATCTGTCAGTGCAAATGTAAAAGATCTACTTACAACATTAGCAGGCTTTTGGTCGTTGTTTCTGAATTGAATTGTGATAATATTATCGATATTCTTATAAACTTTCACTGGTCTGCTATACACGATTCTATTCCTTGTTTTAATTGTGGGATCATCATCTAGAACCTGAACCTCTATAATATTTTCATATAAATAACTTGTGATGAGTGGCACTGTGTTTTATCCCTTATCACATATTTATACGGATTCTAATGGAAGACAGTCACAAGGTTTTACTTGATCAATATCCCTTCCTATCGTTCATAACGTATGGGGGAAATGATTATATTGGCATTGTTCAAAATGCAGATGAATTCATCACCACTATATATGACTTTGCTGCATTGCGTACATTAGAGCAAAAAACAGTGTTTTTAGCTATGGCAGATCAGTGGTGGTGGGAAAGTAACAGGCTTATACCCATTAACGTGTTTTTAAAGCAGGATTGGACAGAGTTTAGAGTTTGTTTAAAAACATTCAACAGCAAAGATGTTGTAATACAACACGGGCCGTATGTAAGTTTAAGAGAAATTGCGTCTAAGAGAAGTAAACGCAGAAGTATTACATTAGTTAGACGTGTCTAACAAATTCATATTAACGACTACAAGTTGTGCGTAGGAAACGGCATGGGCACGTTTGAAGTAATAAGTATCATCCGCAGGTTTATCCCACACAGTCATCGCTACTTCTTTCCAGGTCTTGCCAGCTAGATTACGTTTAGCTGGACGAATAATAGCTAGGAACATAGCCAGTCTAGGAATAGTATCTACAGGTTCAGGCATCTGTAATAACAAATCATAGTGCCCATTAACATGCATTAGTTTTGCACAAACTTCTGGGTCATATAACTTTGTCCAGTCCGGTTCCTGCATAAGCTCAACTAAATGTTCTTCGTCCTTAACCTGCTTATACAAATTGACATTTAAAAAGTCTAGTTTAACATAGCCTCTATCTTCAGCTAGGTCATAATCTAAACTTGCTTGCCCAGTAAATGGATCCACAGGAACATCAGTAGCATACACACCTGTGTTGTGACGTACTAGTTTACCATCACGTAATATACTAGCAGGTGTGACATCAAGTAAACGAATTATCTGTTCACGGTCGGCAAAATCTATATCTATGTCGCTTTTAAATTTCATAGTTTCTCAATGATCTTTCCAGCAAACGGATCTGCTGGTGCTTTACTGCCACCTTGCTCAAGTTTAGCAATCTTAGCTTCTAATTTTTCTACTAGATGAATTAGATATAATATGTCAGTGCGCATATTAACTATCTCAGTGATTAATTTTGTAGTATCAGTCATTATAGTCCCGCACCTGTTAAAATTGATTTGACCCATTCTGTATCGGCTAGATAGTCTTTAAACTTACGTTGCCAATACTCTGGGTCAATCATACTAATTATTTGCGTAACCTGCTCCTCGCCCAATGTATCCAAGAATGCAATGCCCGAATCGCAGTTAAACACAATCCAAGGACTAATACGCCCATTTGCAATATGATGACAAACACGGTTTGCGTTAGCCAGTCTAAAATAGTCTGTAAACCCGTTTGGAAATAATTCCGTATTTTCATCCACATAATTCTGCATCTCCGTTAGTGCTCGTTCAAGTGCATCTTGTACTGCTTCTTTGCGCATGTATTGATGCAAGTATTCTAAGTATATTACTTCATGTGTCCAGTTGTCAATCTTCTTGTTCTGTTTAATTACATATTCAATAAATGCTTTTGGGTTTACTGCACGTATACCAATAATATGCCTGCCGAACTTAACAAACGCTGTGTAGTATGGACTTGTAACAAAGTCAGCATAGCTCTTTAGTTTAGCCGAACCTTGCGTTAGCTCAAAGAAACGTAGATATGCTTGTAAGCCGAACTGCACCCCAACTTCTTTTTCTTGTTGCCAACGACGTTTGGGTTCACACAGATGCGCAGCCAGAGTACTTTCTTTACGAAATTCCTTCGAGCAATACTTACAAGTATATGTTGGTGTAGCTTCTATGTTAGTTTTACCTTCATTCCAAGCCGATACGATTTCATCAATCATAGTAATTTATTATCTGTAATATAATTATATAAAAAATCATTTAGTACGCTGTAGCCAGCCGGCTTATAGTGACGAATATACGGATAAGGCAGTTTCGCATCTTGATCATCACATTCTGCGCCGTTTTCGTATAAAAATTTATTACTACTCCATTCGAATATATTAATCACACCAGGGTCAGTTAATAATTCTCTTTTTTTAATCGGAGATAAGGAGTCTTGACTATATTCCATATCACATGCACCAAATATACAATATTTAATATTTCTAGACTTTAGCCACCCTATTAAACATAACAAATCTGTTATCAATGTATCACAGCAATGTACGCCATTAAACCCGATTAATGTTTTTAACTCCAAATACTGTGTTACCCAATCAATGGGCACATCCATAGTTCTATTGTTAGCATTTATGTCATGTGTATGCAGTGCTGAACCGTGCGATATCCACGGCCCCTCAATCGGGATTGATTTCGCCCATGCTCCTTCATCCCTGCCCCAAAATGTTAACATTAAAATTACAAACTCAACAGAATCGTTTCCTAATATATATTCCATAGTAGTTCGAAAGGTTCTAGAATTGCTGCCGCCACCGTGTCCTATGTTAACTGTTTTGTCAAATCCTAATTTATTTCCCAATTCTACCGGGAGTTCGGCACCCCACGAACATGCATAACTACAACCATTGATTAATAATGTACTCATTCTAGCTCTTTCTTAATGGTCTTGTCATCCATGCCCATTTTCTGTCCGAGCAGTTTAAGACTTTTAGTATCATTGATTGCAACAAGTACATCAAGTTCATCTTGGCGCATGTTTGGATATAGTTTAGCGAGAAACTTTTGTGCTTTGCTATTGCCTTCTTTCTTCTTAGTACCTTGCCAATAATGACTTTGTCTACCCATACCCGGGCTTACAGTTGTACACATTAACCATTGTAACTTTGGATGTTTGTTTAAGTCAAAGAAGTTTTTGTTTACCCGTTCATTTACTGCCATAACATAGTATGCTTGTAAATCAGCAGACCCTGTAACACTTGCACCATAACGTAACATCAAGTATGTGCTAAACTTCTTCAAATCTTCTGCTGTAAAGTTATCGTAGTAAGCACGATCTTTGCGATCATATGCTGCCATTTCATCATTGATTTGTAAACTTGAACTCACTTGCCGCCTCTTAGTTTGTTTGCCATGTAATTCACTGTGTTCTCTAAGAATTGTAACTTTGTTTTTAAACTTGCAATAAATTCATCTTGTTGATGTACTTTACGATACAGTTCTTCAAATGCCGCTTGCGATTCTTTCATGCGCTTTTCATGCGAAAGTAGGTTAGGGCGTGGTGGCGCATTTGGGTCTACTGCACGTTTCTTCTTTACTTTAAATTGTTTAGCGTTAAATGCCATCTTTATATTCCTTGCTTAACTTATATATCATTATAACATGATCAAGGGCGGCTTGTAAAGCA